CCAGTGACTGTTTCAGCGACGGCGGGTGGTGAAATTCAGCAATATGCGTTGTGTCAATTCTTTTTTGCATATTTGCTTTTACAGAATCGGTCAAGTCTTCGTATGGGTTGCCGTCAACTTTATGTTCACCTGCTTTGATGAATGTTACAGAAATACCTTCCTTTTCCAGTGCTTTATCGTAACTTGCGTGCATAGCAACAACGCCGATAGAGCCGATTCCGCTGCTTGGTGTAGCCTTAATTGACGTACATGCCGAAGCAATCGCGTATGCCGCAGAATAGCAGTTGCTGTCGACGATAGCATGAATTTCTTTTTGTGAACGAGCCGCCTTGATGTAATCAACTGTTTCAAAACAACCAGCAACTTCGCCACCACCAGAGTTAATATCCAAGATAATGCTATCAACAGACTCATCAGCCAAAGCTGTTGCGATTGCGTTTTTTATGTAGTTGTAGCCAGTGATAAAACCAAAGGTCGCATTGAATCGATTTATCAATGCGCCGAATACAGGAATTACCGCCGTTGTACCAATCATGCCGTACATCGTAGCACCAGTTACAGCAGAAGCACCAATACTTCGAGCCATGGTTTGTTTAACCATGTCGACGCGGCCTTCTTCTGTTTGCAACACTGGGTTAGTCATGTTGACGTTCAAATCGGTCAGAAATTTACCAGCAGCCTCCTGCTGCACAGCAAGATATAACGTTTGCTGTGAGGCAAGAGACGCAACAATAGGATGTACTGAATTACTCATTTTCGCCATCTTTCGAATTTTTGTTATCGGAATTATCTCCTTTTTTATCATCGGAATCAACAGACTCCTCAGATTTTGAAGATTTTTTGTTTACAACAGCTTTTTCCGCGCCATCATCAACAATAATACCCAAGCGTTCAATCTCTTCTTGTTCACGCTTACGTTGTGCCAACAATTCACGCCAGTCGTAGCCCATACGAGCGGCTTCAATTTCGAGTGTCGACAGACCGAACTTGGTTTTGAGAATGGCTGCCTGAGTTTCCTTCATCTCGTCAATCTGGCCGCGTGCCGCACCAATCCATGAGCATTGTGCCAGAGCGTCGAAGATTTCAGGATTCTCATAAATCCACGCTGCTGTTTTACCCTTCGGCAAAGGAACAGAGCCGTTGTTAATTTGCTCTTCCAGCCATAGGCGATAGACTTCGGTTGCGAATTTATCAGCGACGGCCTTTTTGCGTGACTGCATAAACTTGAATGTTTCGTTCATACTTGCGCGTGCGCTGGAATAGTTGGTCTTGGTATAGTCGCGTGAGAATTGCTCATAGCTGACACCAAGGCCAGCCGCAATATGACGTAACAATGACTGTTCGTATTCAGAGCCAGTGCCGCTTGGCTGACCGAGTTGTTGCAGATTCAGTTTAGTGTTTGGGTGCAGTACGGGGATTCGTGCGCCATCCAACTGAATATCGCGGGTTGCGGTGTGTTGCAAAATAGAACCAAGCATTGATTTGGCCGCCATGTCAAAGCCCACGCCGTTCGGATTACCACCCATGATTTCAGTAATCATTTGAGGCGGCAAATCACTCTCAATGCTTGCGGCATAAGTTGCCTGTAATACGGCCTGTTGCAACTCAACGTCTTGAAAGCGACGGGTCATACGCATTTGTTTCAATACGCTCACCATCTCACTCACACCGCGAATCTGGTCGGGCATCAACTGGTCGATAATATGGATAATCTGTTTACGACCCCATTTGGTTTCCGCTGGAATACGTTTCCATTTGAACAACTTCTCTTGTTGGGTGAAATCGTATGGATGTGCCTCCATGATGTGATACGCAACAGGTCGACCGTATACGTCACGTTCGATACCTGTTTTCAATGTATCAGTATCCATTTGCCCATTTGGATTGCTCAGGCGTTTCGGACTAATCATCTGAATGGCCGTAGCGTATGGGCGTTTTCGGTCGACAATCCATTCCGCAGCCGCGAGGACTTCACCGTGAATTAAAAATACGCCGACTGCCTGACGTACCATTGCGGTGAAATCTTTAATACCACTTGCATCGAGCCAGTGTTTAGCACTCGATGCTGTGTTGTTGAATTTAGACTCAACCATGCGTTGAAAATTGTACAACCACTCGTCGTCATCAACACCCAAAACATCGACGTTCGGCTGCGAATTCAATTTGAATTGTGAGCCGACAATGTTGTCTTTGTGAATGGCCACAACGCCGCTGGCGTAGCCGTCATTCAGCACTACATCGCGGGCGCGGTCATCAATAATGTCTTTTTCAAAACGCAGCATTGCGTCCATTGGTAACGGAGAAGCCTCCCACGTTGCCATTTCACGGCTGGTGCGGTTTGCCCCATCAAGGCCGCCCGTACCGCCGTGTACTTTGTATGTGTCAATACCAGACATGACTTCTCCTAGAAATATACTCTCAGTGGTGCGTAACCCTGACCCAATGCTGCGTTTTCCAGCAATCCACATGCTCGCAGTTCCATTTCCATTCTGCGAATCAAGTCTGCCAGAACGGATAAGTTCGCTTTTTGATATTCAATGCGTTCCCCGTTCTGGTCAATCACTACGGTTACGTTTTGGCCAGATGCGATGCGGAAATATGCGTCCTTTGCATCTCGCAACATTTCTGGCGTGTAAAACGTGCAATTACAACTCATACTATGCTCCCTGTAATTTATTAATTTCATCCCAACTCAATTCAGCATAGCTCTGTTGGGCTTCATGAATGACAACATTATCTCCTGTTTCGTCTGTTGCATCAACTGGAGCATAAACCAATGGGTTCTTATTCCACTCGTCAAACAGTGGTGGTGGATTTGCCCAATCGATACGGTCAATCATGAGCAGTTTCGAGATTGAAACCCCAATGCAGTAATACAACAAGTCCCATGCCTCGTTGTTCTGGTGAGGAATTTTCTCCCACTTGGTTGCAGTACGAATCTCAGCACACAGCTCTTGGTAAAACTCGATTCCCAGCCAGTCTGGAAAGGTAATCAGGCCATGCGCAACTTCGGTTGCGTCCAGTCGGTTAGACAATGTATCTTTCAACAAATTCGAATTCAGCATCAATACTGGCACATCACCACGCGCCGCGCTCAATGCGTCTTTCTTGGTTGCGTCAGGATATGTGATAAACGCCCGTGGGGAGTTCGGGGTTACAACACCCTTCACCAAGTGGAATCGGGCTGCTTTGCGCTTGTTTTTGAGGCTACGATAGAAGTCGTAGGCCATAGATGTAACGCTCTCACCCTTCTCACGAGCATAACCACCACTGTCACATACGGTCATGGTTACACCCATCATACGACCACTTCCGTCAGCGAGAGGATACAGCCTATCCATCACCTCGGTCTCAATCAGCGACCAGTCTTCCAAGAAGGTCGCAGGACGTACAAAGTAATTATCGCCGTCTTCATCAACACGCGCGGATTTACGAATGTCGAAGCGGTCGATAACAGTAATATCAAACGGCGCACCAGCCGAAATGCCATGCACTTGTACCACGAAACGGTTCTTCTGCACGTCGACGCACGCAATCAAATTGCGCACGCCGATAGGAACAACCCGTTCACCAATATCAACTGCACGGTCTTTCAAGTGCTCTGGTAAACGCTGAGATACTTGTGATTTAGGCACATACGGCTCGGCTAAATCCGTGTTATAGAACTTCTGTAAAGCCTCTTCCGAACCAGTCGTTTTATACTCTTCCTCGGCAGCCAAATACATTGTCACCAACTGACCCCAACTTACAAACGCGGCAGCAACGCCACGAAGCCAGAATGACGCAATTCGAGTTTTGCGTGGACTGCCTACTAACTCACCATGTCGATTGAAATACATGCCATCTTGAACCCACACGCCTGTTTGTTGCATAGCATGGCGTTGGGATTGCTCAATTCGTCCGAAACATTTTGGGCATTGCAGGTAGGTCGACGCGGCGATGTCAATCATATTGGTTGCCTTCTCGTCCCATTTAAGCATCGAGAAAACACCTTCAAAGCGTTCGTTGCAATGAGGACAAGCCCAATACCATCTGCGTCTGTCGCCTCGGTTATAAAGCGCAAAAATCCCCTTCGTCGGAGGGGCTTCGTGTGAACCAGCAACTTCAACCCAATGAGGGTCTTCAATTGGTCGGCTTGGGCTACTCTCGGCCAAACACATACGGTATGAGCCAAAGGTAGTAGTACGTTTCGCGGCCAAGTCATACGGCGAACCATCGCCGCCGATGTCGTCGGGCATACGGTCGTAGTCGGTCATCATGACGCGCGGAATCGGACGGCCTGCTAACTCGGATACACTCGGATGCGCCAGCGACAAGAACACGCCGTTTTGGAAGTGTTTGTCGCTGATATTGTCGGCATCTCGGTCTCCGTTCAACAACTCACCACACTCCTTGGTATCACGCAACAGTTTATCAACACGACGCTTGGAGAAGTCACGGCTCATTGCGGAGGTCGGGTTGATAATTAACATATCCATCGGGTCGCCGTGAATTGAGAAACCCGTCCAGTTAACAATCAGAGCATCCGTCTTACCACATTGGGCTGGTGCAACCATAATCACGCCGTCATGAATCGGGCTGCTTAACATATCCATAGGCTCAACCATGTATGGTGTTGTTGAGTTTTTCCAATAACCAACGTAAGAGCCTCGGTTATCAACGTATCGGTATTTCTCTGCCCACTGGGAAACAGTGAGTCGTTCTGGAGGTTGTAGAATTGACGACAATTCTACGAGCATATCCGACAGGCTGCTGTACTGTCCAATTTTCTTAAAGGTCATCGAGCTCTCGGTCATTAACGTCATCGATTCGTTCTCCTGTTAAATCTTCGTAACGAGCAACACGCTCTTTCTGTGCACGCTCACCAAATTTGTCAGCGACAGCCTTGCTTACACCTTTCATCACTTCGTCCAATAATTCGACAACCAAGGTTCGTTGCTCTGGAGTAAGGGTTGTCAGACGGTCAATGGTGTCGGGTATCAGCTTCACACCCATTGCAAACGTCTTGTTAAGCTCTGATACTGCGTCGATAACGTCTGCTGTATGCCAGTATTCCCCTGCTTCAACCAAATAGCTCAGACGGGCTTTCTTCGCCGCCCAGAAGTCCTTTTTCAAGGCTATCGGGAAGTGGCCTTTATGGAATACTTCTTCCCATTCTTCGTCCGTCCATACAGGCGGAACGCACACGCTTGCAATATCACGAATGGCATAAATATCAGCCCCGTTTCGTGTTCCAGATGGTTGAATCTTTGCTTTTCGTACAAGGTTGCCAAGTTCGGTGTTATGAACGTGAAAAATCAGAGCGGCCTGTTTGATGGTCACGCCCTTACTCAAAATATCATCGATGGTCAACGTGGCGTTTGTGCCGTTACCAAGCATTATCGCCGTCGATGCCTTCTTCATGTTAGCCATGTTTTAAAGCCTTTTTCACTTTTTGTATTAGGTCAAAAAATACGTTTTGTGTGTTTTGTTTACCTTCCCAGCAGGATTTTTTAACAACAACATCATAAGTGTTCGAGGCAAGCAGGTTATAAACAAGAACCTTGTCATTCTCCTGCCCACGTCGCGCAAGCCTCCGTAAGAACTGGTAAAACTGACCGTAGCTGAAATACACGTCGTGGTTGATTACGATATGACCTCCTTTTTGCAGGTTCAGGCCATGTGCCCCAGATTTAGGGTGCATCAGCAACATTTTAATTTCACCACGATTCCATGCCGCTTTTTGTGTACCTTTCCTATCCATTTTCACCGCGTCAGGGAAGTGCTTCTGCAACAAATTGAGGCTGCCTTGATGGTAATACGCAATCAGGAAATTCTCGTCTGGATGACGAGCCATCAACTCACGCAACGCCTCAATTTTCGCAGTATGCAGATAGTGAATGGTTCTGTCTTGCACAATGCCGCCGAAATCGTTGATGGTTTCTTCGCTGTCGTACACAAAACCAGCGCAAATCTGCATCATTTTCTGCAACACAGACACTGCCTGTTCAGCCGCGATGGTAGAGCCATCGACGGTAATCATGCCCGTGCCGCTCATTACATTATACAATTCCCTTTGTTTTTCGGGCAAATCATATAACACATCTTCGATTACA